ATTACTAATGGTACATTCGATAATGGCACTACAGGTTGGACATTATCAGGTGATGCACAAAGAATAGGAGACTGTTGTCCAGGAGGACACGACCTAGAGTTTGGGGACAATGGTAGTATTGAGCAATCGTTTAATCTCATAAATAACTCCATAACTCAAACGATGCTCGACCAAAACGGTGTGGTTCTCAACTCTAGTGTGGAGGTTCAAAACGGGGAAGGTGGTGTTGGATCTTGGGCTCCTAACCGTGGTGGAGCTGACAGTTTCAGTATCAGACTGCAAATAAGAGATGAAAATAACGAAGTATTAGCTTCAGTTATTCAGGAGAGATATGATGTTACGGGAATTAATGGCGAAAATTTTACAAATAGTGTCTCGTATACAGGGGTTGGTAGTAACATTGGAAATATTAATATTAGTGGTGCCGATGCTGCTGCTCCTGCTAATCTTGGTGGTCCTAATGTAGATAACATTTCTGTAACAATGACGTACGATGATACTGTTCTTACAGCTACACAAACAGCAATAATAAATACAGCATTTGAAGAAATAGAAGAAGTATTAACTACGATAGAACCTGAAGAATTATTTATATATGAAGAATTTATTGTAGAGGAGATTATACCTTTTGAAGAACCTCAGATAGCAACAGAGATGTTCAGCGAGGTTTACATAAAAGAAGTAGAGATAGAAGAAATAAACACAGGTATTGTAAATGTGTTTCGACTAGCTCCACCTGAAGAAATTATAGAAATAAGCAGTTTACCTGCTATAGAAACATTTGAAGAAATACCGATGGAGGTAAGTTATGGTAATCAAGAGACCATCGAAGAAATCGCAACAGAAATCCAAATTGAAGAAGAAGTTATTGAAGTCAGAGAAAACTCAAACATCGAAACAACCGAAAGTTTTGAAAACACAGGAGAAGAATTGGTCGGACACCATGAATCTCAAGGCACAGGAAATGAGGAAGGAACACCTCAAACAACAGGAGGAGGAGTGGAACAAGAGCCTACTGAACAGGCTATTGAAGAAAACGAAACAAGTCCTGAACCTGCTGAAACAGAAACTACTGTCGCTTCTGCACAGGAAGTAAATGGATCTGGAGGGGTTGTTGAGGAAAATGAGATTAACGGAGAAGGAGAAACAAGAGCAGGTCGAGATGGAGATGATGGAGCTGAAACTGCTACTGGAGCAGAGGAAAGTCTCGAAAGCAGAAATCAAGAGGTGGAAGAAAGCAGGAATGAAAGAGTTTCTCCAAGAAGTAATCAAGTTATTTCAGTAGAAGACATAGCAAAGAAAGTAAACGAAACAGTAAAAAGAGTAGACCAAAGACTGATAGCAACATCTATAATTGTTGCAAAAGCTATGCAAAACAATACATCAGTCGATAAGTATGTTACAAAAAATTCAGAAATATTTAACTCACAACCACAAATGGATGGAGGAAACTATTATGAAACAAGAAACTATATTGATGCTAGAAATATATATGCAGAAGTTTCTTACGGCACTAAAGACATTCTTCAGCATCATGAAGAAAAAGTTGAAGAAGCTACTGACAATAGGATAAGAGCAGAAGAACATCTAAGGAG